GCTGCGTTGGCCGGTCTCGCCGACCTCGCGCAGCTCCTGCTTGACCCGGGCGGCGTCATCCAGCGACAGCCGGACCGAGACGCGGCGCGTGCTATCCGCCATGCGTCACGCCTCCTGCGTCGGTGGGGTGGTCAGGGTTCGGCGGGATCGGTGCGCCGCGCGGCGCTGCCGGCGGCGAGGCCCATCCGCAGGGCCAGGAGCAGTTCGGCGGCCGCCCAGCCAGTGGCGCCCATCTGGCGGGCGGTGGCCAGGGCTGCCGGCATGTCGAGGTCGAGGCCCGCCATCGTCGCCGCGGCGCAGGTGGTGCCGGTGGCCCAGCACGCGGCGCCCTCGATGCTGGCTGGCGCGTGGGCTGCGTAGGGACAGGCGAGGCCGCAGTCGCGATCGAGGGCCGCGCAGCCGCGGCAGTAGTCAGGGCCCTGGCCGAAGTGCCATTCGGCCCGGGCCCTCAGCCGTTTCCCTCCAGCGCCACCGCGGCGACCGGGCCGGTGGCGCGGTCCCAGAAGGCAGCGGCCATCTCGTCCATGTCCATCAGGCGCTCGACGGCCTCGGGGGAGAGCGGCAGCGGCTTGCCGGCGGCATCGCCCACGCCCTCCCAGGCAGTGACGGCGTGGCGGGCCAGCGCCTTGACCAGGAAGGCGAAGGCCAGGCCGCGCGCCATGTCGGGGTCCAGGTCCTCGGATGCGGCACGCAGCGCGCCCAGGCGGCGCGCGGAGCCGGCCTGGGCGGCGGCCATAACGGCGGTGGTGACGGGGCGGATTTCCACGCGGACGCCGCGCGGCAGGTCGAGCCAGTAGGGTTCGACGGGAAGGTCGAGGGTCAGCATGAGGGTCTCGCTCTGTTCGGGCTTCGTGCGTGCCAGGCCGGCGGCACCGATGCAGCAGCCCGCTGGGGAAAAGCGGTGCTTTTCAGCAGGCAAGGATCGCTCCCGATCCACCCGAACGCGGCAGGTGACGTGCGGAGCGGGCAACCAGGGCACATCTCTGAAAGCGGCAGGTGCCGAAGGGTGGCCGGTCAGGAGCAGGCGACCAGCCATCTGGTGGCCATGGGCGGTCTGCGGCCGGGCGGAATTGCCACACGCCAGCGTTCGACGGTTGCAACTCACGTTCCTGGGACTGGCTTGTTCCTCGGGTGACGCATAGCCATCCCTCAGCGTAGCTTGAGCGCAGATGCGGCGTGCGAAGCCGCGCACTGGAGCCGCTCGCCGCGCCGCGACCACCTGGCCGAGGCCGACGGGACGACCCAACGGAGGTCGACGACCATGCAGCAGCGCACCGACTGGCGCCTTCAGGGCGACTGGATCAAGAATTGCAACTGTGCGTTCGGTTGTCCGTGCGACTTCAACGCGCGCCCGACTCAAGGTAGGTGCCAGGGCCTGCTCGGCATGCGCATCGAGCGCGGTCACTTCGGTGAGGTGCGCCTCGACGGCCTGAGCTTCTTCGTAACAGTAGACTTCCCAGGCCCACTGCACGAGGGCAACGGCACCATCCAGCCGATCATCGACGAGCGCGCCACTCCGGAGCAGCGGGACGCACTGTTCCAGATCATGTCGGCCAAGCACTCCGACGAGGGCACCTTGTTCCACATCGTCAGCCTGATCGTGACGAAGATGCTCGACCCCGTCTTCGCGCCGATAGAAGTCGAGTTCGACATGGACGGGCGCACCGCGCGCGTCTCGATCCCGGGCGTCCTGGAGACTGAGACACAACCGATCCGGAATCCGGTCACCGGAGCGCCGCATCGGATCCAAGTGGTGATGCCGGAGGGTTTCGAGCACATCAAGGCGGAGATCGCGAGCGCGCGCATCGAAAGCACCGGCGGGATCAAGTTCTCGGTGCCTGAGGGGCACAGTTCGCTTGCTCGGGTGGAGCACACGCCTGCGGGCGTAGCCGCCTGAGCACCGCGCGGGCGGGGAGTTGTCCGGCCGCTTCCCAGGACCGCCCGCCTAGGGGGACCAGCATGAGCGACGCAGCGCCGCTCGATTGGATGCTTCGCCGGGACCGCTTCGTGACCATGGCTGTGCTTGTGACCGTTGTCGCCTTGGCCTGGGGCTACGTGCTGTTCGGGGCGGGCATGGACATGTCGGCCGCGATGACCGACGCGGCCATGGCGATGCCCATAGCCTGGTCTCGCGGCCACGCCGCGATGATGGCGTTGATGTGGGTGCTGATGATGCTGGCGATGATGCTGCCGAGCGCGGCGCCCATGATCCTGCTCCATGCCACCCTGTCGCGCCGCAGGGACCCCGCACGCGGCGGACGCCGCGCCCTCGTCTTCACGCTCGGCTACGGCGCGGTCTGGGGCAGCTTCGCGCTTGCGGCCACGGCGGCGCAATGGGCGCTGGAGCGTGCGGGTCTGCTCACGCCCGCCATGGCGGTGGGGACAGCCGCGGTGGCGAGCGCCTTGTTCGTTGCGGCTGGGGTTTATCAATTCACGCGCCTCAAACGGGCCTGCCTGGAGCACTGCCGATCCCCGTTGGAGTTTCTCGCCGCGCACTGGCGCAGAGACCTGGGTGGGGCCTTCGCAATGGGAGCCCGGCACGGCGGCTACTGCCTCGGCTGCTGCTGGGCGATGATGCTGCTGCTGTTCGCGGGCGGCGTGATGGATTTTGCCTGGATTGCGGGACTGGCGCTGCTCGTGATGGCCGAGAAGCTCTTGCCGGGCGGGCCGGTGGTTGGCCGGGTGCTGGGCGTGGTGCTCATCATCTGGGGAGCGGCGGGGCTCATCGTGGCGGTCGCTGCATGAGCGTCAGGCCGCCGCCTCGCCGGCGCTGAACTGGATTTGGTCTCTCACAGCAACCCATCTCCTGATATCACGAGTACTCCGTCCCCGCCTGCTGGTTCCGCAGCACCGCCGTCATCATCCGCGTTGCCGTCGCGTTGAACGCTGCCCTGAAATCGAAGCTGGCCTCGACCCCGGCCGGCCCCTCGATCGGCGTCTTGGCCAGGGCCAGATACACCTCGTGCAGCGTGATGGTCAGGCTTCGGTTGGCGTCAATGGTGAAGGCCAGGGCGAACTCCGCTGAGGTACCGGCCTGCGCCTGGGCCAGCAGAGTGGTGTTCTCGAAGCGCACGGTGATCTGGCCGGTGCAGCGGGCGATACCGGGATCCACGCCCTCGACGCGGCGATCGGCGCGGATAGTGCGCACTGCCTCCATCCCATTGGCGTAGGTCAGCCGCGCGCCAGTGACCTGGGCCAGCGCCGATCCGCTGCGCGTGATGCTGCCTTGCGCCTTGTTGAAGGCGGTGTAGGCTGCGCTGGTCGGCGTGCCGCCTGACGTGGCGTCCGTGCGCACCGAGCCCTGGCCAATGAGCCCGAAGGTCGCCGTCGCCGCGCCGGTCGGCGTGAAGTCCATCTCAAGCGTGTCGGCCCGCACCCCAGTGCACACGTCGAAGGACGGCACATCCGGGTAGCCGATCTCCATCGCGTTGTTCGGCAGCGAGGCCGCGCCCGAGCCGAAGGTGTGGATGAAGTTGGTCGTGCCGGTGGTGATCGGCGCGCCCAGCAGCAGGCGCAGCCAGTGGCCGATGTTGATCAGGTCGACCGGCACCACCGCCTGGCCCGCGACCGTCACCGTGTCGAGGAAGGGCGCGGCCGGATCGCGGTTGCTGCCGACCCCGATGACATCGGCATCGAGCAGCGGCTGCTCGGCGCCGAGATCGCAGGAGAGGAACGGCATGCGCCGCCAGTTGCTGCCAGGGGCTGTGCCGTAGGTGGTCTCGGGCAGCATGAGCAGGCGGCAGTTCGCGCCGATGGCACGGGGCATGGGCGTTCTCCTGGAAGGGGATCAGGCCAGCGGCGAGCCGGCGACGGTGAACCAAAGCGTGACGGGAATGGCGGCGGCGCGGGCCGCGGCGGCGCCCTCGAACTCGACATCCTCGAAGGACGGGCTGCCGGGCTGCGCCCACTCGACCGCGCCGCCGAGGGTGCGGTTCCCCGTTATGGCGGAAGCGATATCCACCAGCAGCGCATCGAGCAGGGTGTTGCGAGCGGCGGGTGTGGCGCCGGCGACGGTGATCTCGACCTCGGTGCGATGCTCGATCTGCCAGGCCAGCGGCGAGAGGATCGGCGCCTCCTCCACCGTTTCGCCGTCGTGGACTACGACGATGCCGCCCGGTGGGATGCGCTGCGGGATGGTCTCGCCGCGGAGCACGACCGGTGCCGGGTTCCGAACCGCCAGCGACGTGGCGAGCCGGCTGTGCAGCGCCGCGATGGCAGTCTCGCGCGCGCTCACGCGGCCCTGCCACTTTCACGTTCCCAGGCCGCCACGAAGCGCCGAGGCAGACGGCGCAGCCCGCGCTCGGCGGCGCCGCGCACATCAAGCCGCTTGGCGAGCTTCACCTGGGGCAGGAGCAGGAACATCGGCACCATCCCCTGCGCCAGCAGCCCGCGCGCCCAGGCCTCGCGTCCCTTGCGGTTGGCGGTGCCGACCTCCGTGACGCCGCCCGCTACCAGCCGCATGCGCCGCCGCCGGCCGGTCTGCTCACCCTGGCGCAGCGGCAGGCACCACACGAAGCCCCAGCCGGATTTGAAGGGCCGCAGGAAGGCCTGGCCGGAGGCGACCATCTGCGCCGGTGTCACGCGCATGCCCTTCCCCCCGCGCCCACGGCGCCCGCGCGCCGCGTTGAACCCGGTCGGGATGGCCAGGAACTGCCGCCCACCCTTGGCGCGGATCAGTGCGCCGCGCTCGAAGGCGTCGATGACGTTGGGCACCTTGGTGAAGACCAGCCCGGCCGGCCGCAGCGACTGGCCGCTCCGCGGGAAGATCATCGACCGCCAGGCATTGGCGATGCCCCGGGCGTTGCCTGAGAAGGCCGTCGTGACCTGCCGGCGCAGCTCAGCCTTCACCTGCTCCGTCTCGGCGCGGATTGTCGACATGGCCGCGCGCTCGCCGGCCCGCACTTCCTCCGCCAATACCTTGCGCAGGTCGCCAACGATGCTGGCTCCGAGCCGCATCGGCCTATGACCCGCCCAGGCGGCGGTTCAGCACCCGCAGCAGCAGATCATGCAGCGCAGCGTAGCCCAGCGTGCCGGCCATCCAGGCGACGGCGAACAGCCACCAACCGTCGAGTTCGAGCGCCCGGGCGACCAGCCAGGCGCCGGTACCGAGGATGCCGCCGGCCAGCGTGTGCAGCAGGAAGGCGCCGCTAAGCATCGGCCGCCCGGTCGAGGTCAGCCGCGCGACGGCCCCGAGCGCACCCAGGGCGCCGGCGAGCAGCGCCTCGCCGACGATGCCGCCGACGCGTTCGGGGTCGATCATGGCGGTGCTCCTATCGGCGGCAGAAGACGCGCCAGGCGATGCCGGCAGCATCGCGCTCGGCGTGCTGGACGGTCAGGGTGTCGGCGCCAAGGGTGAAGATGTCGTCCGCCTCGACCGCGGGCAGCACGGCGATGGCCACGGTCAGCACGTCGCTGGCCTGGATGACGCTCGTGCCGAAGGCATCGCCAAGCCGGTCCGGCGCCGAGCGAACCACGCGCAGGAGAACCGGAACCCCGATCCCACCCGCGCGATAGCTCGCATCCGTGCCGATGTTCGGATCCGCGGCGAGCACATCCATGGCCGCGGCGAAAGCGCTCACGCTGGCCGCCGCAGCCGCCAGGCGAGCACGCCGACCACCGCCGTCACGATGACCGCGATGGCGACGGCGGGCGCCAGCGTGCCCAGCGCCTGGATCGCCGGTGCGGCCTGCGCCACGGCGGTGGCGATACCCGCGGCGCCGACCAGCGCGGCACCGCGCCCGGTGCCCGTGACGGCAGCCACCTCCCGAAGCGTCGCCGGCGGCGCCGGTGGCACCCCGGCGAGGGTGAGCGCGCGATCGAGCACGCTGGCCGGATAGGACAGACCCGCACATTCATGGTGGATGATCGCTTCGACCAGCGGACGGAGGTGATCGTGCCGATGCAGGTCGATCGGATCGTCCGGCCCGACGCCGATCCGCCGTGCCACAACCGCGACATAGGCCGCAGTGTCGTTCTCCACCTTGGGCGCCCAGCGCTCGATGATCGCGCGCGGCGTCCGCAGCTTGTGCCGGTCCTGGTAGGTGACCAGCAAGGCGGCAAGCGCGCGGATGCCGAACTCATGGGTGGTGAAGCGGCAGAAGCGTCCATCCGTGGGCGGCTCGGCCAGCCCCTGCCACTTGTTGGCCGGGACGTGCTCGATGTTGCCGGGGTTGCGGTTGCGGTGGCCGCGGCTGGTCTTGGGATCCATCGGCGTCACGCCCCGCTGGCCGGGGCGCGCAGCAGCACCACGCGGACCGTGGTGTCCGCGGCCAGCGCTGCCACCGCGGCAATGCCTACCTGGAAGTTGCCGGTGGCGGTGGTGGTGAGACGGCGGTTGGTATCGTCCCAGAACAGGCGGGCCCCGGCGGTGATCGCCAGCGCCGGCTGCTTGGCGAGGTCGAAGACCCCTTTGGTCTGGCATTCGATGACGGCGTTCTGGGTGCCGTCGACAGCGGCGACGCCGAACAGCGCGCCGACCAGCACGCCCTCGCCGGCGGTGACGCCGCTGGCATAGGGAATGGCGACGGCCAGGCTATTGCCCGGCTGGATGAAGTTGCGCACGGTAATCGGCTCCTGGCCTAGGGTTGGGAGGCGGCCTCGCCGGCCTTAAGTTGGAGGCCGCCAGGCAGCGGAACGGGAGGCATCGAATGGACGCCAAAGAGTTCGAGGACGCGCTGGTGCGGGACGGATTCAGCGCTGAGGTCCGGGTCACCGAGGCGGGGAAGGTCACCCCGGAGCACAGCCATCCGTTCGATGTCCGGGCGCTGGTCCTGGATGGCGAGATCACGCTGACGACCACCGGCAGCAGCCGGACCTACCGGCAGGGTGAGGTCTTCACGATGGCTGCCGGCTGCGCCCATGCCGAGGCAATCGGCCCGGAGGGCGTTCGCAACCTGGTCGGTCGGCGCCTGCCTACTCAGGCGGCTGAGGCGGGTTAGGTCCCCGGGTTGAACCAGGCGCCGCGCCAGTCGATGGCGCCGACGCCGAAGTCGAAGATTACGCTGACCTCGACGCCATCCACGCCCTGGACATTGCCGGTGGTGACCTGCGGCCCCTCGGCGCCGTTGAGGTAGCCGTAGACATAGACCGGAGCCGCCAGCGGATCGGAAAACAGGTACCAGCGGTTGGCCGGGATCAGCGGCTCGACCAGCGGCTGCACGAAGCCCGCATAGACATTGGCGTTGCTGGTCTGGGTCGCCTGCACCGAGACCGTGAGCTGCCGCGCGGCGAGCTCCTGGTTTGGCCCGACCAGCAGCCGCATCTGCGCGCCCACCGCGATCGGCAGTCCGTCCAGGGTCTTCTGGCGCATCACCGCGGCGCGCCCGAGCGCCAGGTTCGGCAGGTCGAGCGCGGTGCCGGAGGCCGCCTTGTTCGCCCGGGTGGCGCCTGCGGCAAAGACCGCCGCGGCGCCGGTGGCCAGCGTCGGGCCATCGCCGTTCGCCGCGTTCAGCAGGGCATAGGCGGTGGCGTTCTCGAAGTCGGCCACGCGCCGGCCGATCATGCTGGCGAAGTCGGTGAAGGCGCCGAGATCGTCATTCACCAGCATCTGCCGGGTGACGCGGATGCGCCGTGCAAAGGTCTGCAGGAACACGAGCTCCTGGCTCTCGGACATGGTGCCGGCCTGGACCTCGCCATTCTCCGACAGCGGCAGCAGCGTCGGGAAGTCGCCGACGCGGAGATGCCGGTGCGGCTTGAAGTCGCGAAAGTCGCGCCGGAGGAACAGGGTGCGATAGGTGGGCGCCGCGGGCGCATAGGCGGCCAGCAGCATCTTGTTGGCGGCCGCCGAGAGCAGCAGCGGGAAGTCAGAGGTGGTGTGAAAGGCGCGCTCGGCCAGGACCGTCGGATTGCGCGGCACGTTCCGCTCGCCGCGGGCCCGCAGCAGCTCGCCGATCATGTCGGAGGGGCGCCAGCCCAGGAACTCGGTGTGGCGGCCGGTGGCCGGGGCCTGGTAGCCGGGCATGGTGCGGACGGCGAGCGCCTCGGCCATGGCGTCCAGGACCTGGGCAGGGTCGTCGTTGGCGGGACCGGTCTCTGGTCGCGCCGACAGGGAGGGCTGCGCGGCGCCGCTGGTGAAGGCGTCCCACAGCCGGCCGCGCAGCACCTCGGGGGAGACGCGGTCGCGGATGGCCAGCTGACGGAGTTCGTCCACCCGCGTCTCGGGCAGCAGGCCGCGGGCGGCGGCGAGAACCGGCTCATAGCCGGCAATGCGCTCGACGGCGGCGCGCTCCGCCTCGGCGCGGATGGCGTCCAGGTCGGGCGCGGGCGGCGCGGCGCGCGTGGGCTCGGGCGGGGCGGTGGTGGTCACGGTGGTCTCCTGGGGCGTGGGGGCGATGGGCGGCGCAGGCGTCACCGGCGCGGGATCCGGCGAAGCCGGCGTCGTCTCGGGCATGGGGGCTTCCTCGGTCAGGGCGGGTTCGATGGCAGTGGCGGGGGTGCCCTGGTGCCCCTCGCCACGGATCACGGCCAGGCCGTCGACAGGCACCGGCACGATCGAGATCTCGTAAGGCTCCCAATCCACGGCGCGGTGGATGGTCTGGCCGGTCCTGGCGTCGGGCCGGGGCTCGTAGCGGTGCACCCGGTAGCCGACGCTGACAGACTGCAGCGTGCCGTCGGCAACGCGTTGCCAGACCGGCTCCACATCGTCGGCGCCGCTGAATTGCAGGGTGGCGTAGCCGCGGCCGGACTCGAGGCGCGCCGCGATGACCCGGCCCAGCACATCCCGCGTGCCGGCGCGGCGGTGGGTGTCGAGGACGGGCGCACGGCCGGAGCGCAGAGCATCCATGCGCACCGCCTCCGGCCGCATGTCCAGCTCCTCGATGATGGGGCCGTGAGGCGGCACGAAGTTGCGGGCCCGCGCCCCGGTGGACCACACCACCTCGACGGTGCGTGCCGCGCGATTGACTGTGACGGGTGCCGCCAGCGCGCGGCAGGCCAAAATCGACTGCCCATCGGTGGGAAGTCGATCGGGCGCAGGTTCGTGCTCCGGCGCGGGGTTGCCCTCGCCCAGATCCATCGGCTCGGTCATCGGATCAGCCCTGCGGTTGCGGTTCGGGGCGGGCCGGTGCCGCGGCGCCGGTGGCGGCGATCTCGATGGCGGCGAGCTGGGCCGCGTCCTGGGCAGCACCGGACTTCGCGACGCGGCGCGGATCGCTGTCGAGCGAGAGGCCGGCGTCATCCAGCAGGGCATTGGCCTCCCGGATCATCTCCACCACCTGGCGGAAGTCGTAGCCGAAGGCGCCAACCGCCTCGGGCTGCGGCACGAAGCCGGCGCGGACCTGGGCGATCAGCGCCGTGGTGTCCTTGAGCGGGTCGATCATCTCGTGCGCGGGCGGAACGTGGGATAGGCCCTCCGGCACATCGGCGCCCCAGAGCCCGAGCAGCGCGCCCTGCGCGTGGAAGCGATCGGCGATGGGCCGGACCAGCATCGGGATCAGCATCCCGTACTGCACCTGCTCGCAGAGCCGGCGGAACTCGATCTTGCCGGCGCGCAGGCTGGAGTAGTTCGCCTGGGTGAGGTCGCCGGCGACCTGGTCGTAGGTGAGGCCAGTGCCCACCGCGGACGCCTCCAGCGCGCGGCGGGCGAAGGCGGCATGGCTGCCGCCACCGGACGGGTTCACCACTTCCACGGATCCCATGCCACGGCGGTAGAGGATCATCCCCGGCTCGAAGCTCTCGACCGTGCGGCCCTGGGCATCGCGCAGCAGGCCGGAGGCCGGGCCGGTCATGGCATCGTCGCCATCCTCGGAGATCACGGCGGCCAGGCAGGCTTCGATCTTGGCCTTCATGAGGAGAGCGGCCTCGTAGTCGCCGAGATCCCGCAGCCGGGTCAGCACCGGCGCCAGCCAGGAGACGTCGCGCAGCTGGCCAGGGCGGCGCTTGCGGTAGATGTGCAGCACATCGCGCGCGGGGACGCGCTGGCTGCTCAACCAGGTGGCACCGCCCGGCAGCACCCAGGACGCGCCGGGATGCACGCGGTGCAGCCAGTAGCCGACCGGCTCCCCCGCCTCGCCCAGCCCGATGCCCTGCAGTGTGGGGACACCCTCGATCACGCCCTGCCGGGCTGCGTCGAGGTGGTCGCTCTCCAGCACCTGGGGCCGAAGCCCGATCGGGTTGGCGGGCGTGATCTCCGCCGGCAGCAGGCGGACGAAGCATTCGCCGCTCTCGACCACCGAGCGCATGACCAGCGCCTGCAGACCATAGAGGTCGAGCCGGCCCTCGGCATCGCAGGCGGTGCTGTCGGACCAGCGGCGCCAGGCCTCAGCATGCGGCTTGTCCGGCCAGCGGGTGGTGATGCCGGCGCCGACCGCATTGCCGGTCCAGAGGTCGACGATGCGGGCGGCATACGGGTCGTTGCGGACGGCGTCGCGGGCGCGGCGTGCGACGGTGGCCGCGGCCACGCCGACCTCGGCCGTGGCACTACCGGCCGAGGCGGCCCAGCTCGAGGCGCGGCTGTCCTGGGCGGCGGCATAGCCGCGCAGCGCGTGCCAGGCCTCTCGGAGGCGTCCCATCACCTGGTTCCCTCGCGGGAGAAGCTGGCCAGCGTGACGTTGGGGCGGCGCGCGGCGCTGTTCTCCGCCGCATGAAGCACTGACAGAGCGCGGCCAAGCTCATCCAGGGATCGGTATTCCACCGTGCGGCCGTCGAAGGTGACGCGCGTGGTGCCGCCGGTGAAGGCGGCGGCCAGGGTCTGCGCCCGGCTGCCGGTAGGCTGCGCCAGCGCCCAGGCGAGAACAGTCGGATCCATGGTAGCTCTGCTCCCAAACTTGGCTGAAGGCCGAACCGACATGGATGGCGGTTGTTATGGGCATGCGGACCGCAGAGGCGGCCGCACCACACCTAGGCGAACCGAGGTGGACCGGATGCGGCTTCGTAGTCTCTGTCGCCTCGCCGCCTGCGCCGCGCTCCTGGCTGCAGCGCAGCCCGCGACGGTACGGGCCGCCGGCGACCCCTTCGAGGCGGTGAATCGTCGCATCCACACGTTCAATCGGAGCGTCCAGACCAAGGTGCTGGGCCCACTGGCCGAACTCTATCTCTCGGCCACATCTGCCGAGATCCGGCGCGGCGTTGTCAATGTGTTGGCCAACCTGAATGAGCCGATTACCGCCGTGAGCGGCTTGGCCGCCGGCAATGCCCGTCTGGCGGCGAACGCGGCGACCCGCTTCGGCATCAACTCGACCCTCGGCCTCGCGGGTGTCCACGACCCGGCCGCCGCGATGGGCTATCCGCGTCAGGCATTCGGCATCGCGGACGCGATCTGCAGCTGGGGCGTGCCGAGCGGCCCGTTCGTCGTGCTTCCGCTGCTCGGGCCGTCGACCCTGCGGGATGCAGGGGCGCTGGTAGCCACGAGCGTGACCCTCTCCCAAACGCTGGGTTCGGATGTCTACTTCGCCTGGAGCGGCAGCGATCTCTTCGTCGGCTACGCGCAGCTTCACCGCGAACTTGAGCGCATCGACGCGGAGTCGCTCGACACCTACGCGGTCTACCGCAGCGCCTACCTCCAGAGGCGCGCCGCGGTCTGCCCTACCAACCGGGCGAGAGACTCCGCAGGCGATACGGACGGCGGGCTGGAGACGCCGTGAGGATCGGTGCCACGGGTCATTATCCAGGCCGATTGTGCAACAGGCCGCTGCGCCGTTCTCACCGAAGCCAGCCTCCGCGCAGCGTGAGCCAGCCGCGCGGCCGCAGGGACTCCACTGCGGCAGCCGGCGGTGCCGGCGTCGGGGCTGGCGCGGGCGCGGCGGCGAGCGGCGCATCCGCCGCCTCGTCCCGCAACCGAGCCCAGAACTGCTCGCCGTAGCGGTCGGCACCGAGCAACCAGAGCGCCGCGCGGGCCAGCACGGCACAGTCGAGCGCCTCATTCCGCTCCCGCAGCTTGGCCCATTCCTGCCGAGCAAAGCCGCGGCGGTCCTTGGTGGTGCGCAGCTGCTCCGCGACCAGTTGCTTGACCCACTCCACCTCGATCGCCCGGGGCAAATGCACCCAGCCGGGCG